CACTATGGATCGGCGACGCGCCCGGTCAGATCGATCCCTTGAAAGAGGCGGATGCCGCCGAGAAGCGATTGAGCCTTGGCCTATCCACAGTAGATGAGGAGACCGTGGCTTTGACGGGCGGTGATTTTGAACGCAACTATCCCCGAATCGCAAAAGAGCGGCGCATGATGCAGAAAATAGGGATGTGGCAACCGCTGGCGCAAGAAAATGCAAAAGAACCACAGGGGCAAGTAGATGATAACGAGGAGGAAGAAGGATGAAACTCTTGGACGTGATGACGGCACCGTGGGCCATTGTTCCGACGAAGTTGATCGAAATGAGGGAGGTCTATCTCACACACACACGGGGCGAGAAGATCGATCTGAAGAAGATACGGGCGCAGGAACGACCGGTAGAACCGGAAGCATATCATAACGCGTCAGGAGTGGCTATCATTCCGGTTGAAGATGTGCTGACAAAGTCCAGAAGTTTTTTCTCGTTTATCTTTGGTGGAACATCCATGAGGGACATTGGCGATGCCGTCATGCAGGCCATGAATGATCCGTCTGTTCATTCGATTATCCTGCACGTTGATTCGCCCGGAGGGACGGTTGATGGTACGGAAACGCTCGTCAATCTCATATCGTCGTATCGCGGGCAGAAGCCCATTGTCGCTTATGGCGATGGCCTTGTCGCATCGGCTGCCTATTGGGTCAGTGCGGCAGCGGACAAGATTATTATCGCAGGAGAAACGACGGAAGTTGGCTCTATCGGTGTCGTGGCCACGCACGTTGACCTATCCAAACAGGATGAAATGTTCGGCGAGAAATATACCGAGATCACGGCTGGCAGTTACAAGCGGATTGCGTCAATGCATAAACCGTTGTCGGATGAAGGAAAGGCATACATACAGGGGCAAGTCGATCACATTTATCAAGTGTTCGTCGATTCCATCGCATCATTGAGAGGACGCTCGGTGGAGCAGGTTCTTGAAGCGGCAGATGGGAAGATATTTATAGGCAAGGCGGCTGTGGATGCAGGACTCGTCGACGGCATCGCATCGCTTGATGAATTGATAAATAAACTGAAGGAGGAAAGTCAAATGAATGTAAAAGACCTGAAAGAGAAACACAATGATATTTATGTTGCTGTCCTTGAGGAAGGCCGGGTTGCTGGTCACGCTAAGGGACTTGAAGAAGGCAAGGAGGAAGGCATCTTGATCGGTAGGGTCGAGGGGGCCGTAGCCGGAGCGGAAGGGGAGCGCAAGAGAATTAAAGACATCGAAGACGCCACGGTATCGGGCTACGAAAGCATCGTGACCGGAATGAAGTTCGATGGGACGAAGACCGTCGCCGATGTGAAAGACGCAATTCTCGAAGCGGTCAGAAAGGTGAACAAGGATGAATTGAAAAAGCTCACAGATGATGCCATCAAACCCGCGCCCCACGCTGCTCCACCGTCGGAAGAAGATGCAAGTTATAGCCACTTGCCGGTTGAACAGCGGGCAAAAGCAACGTGGGATAAAAACCCCGATCTGCGTAAGGAGTTCGGAGACAATTTTGAGCCGTATCTGGCGTATCTCACACAGATTGAGGCAGGCAACGTGCGAGTTTTCAAACGGAAAGCCGAGTAGCAAAACAATAAACAAGGAGGAATAGCAACATGACTACGTTAGCAGCAGACAAAGCCAGAGATTTAATCCTTGGCACATTAAGTGAGTATCCCGTTATCGCGGCAGATATTATCTATGAAGGCGCGGCAATCGGGATTGTTGCGGCAAGCGGCCACGCACGTCCGTTGGTTGGAGGCGACATGTTTGGAGGCTTCGCGCAAAGAAAGGCCGACAATTCAGCGGGTGCCGCCGCAGCCATAAACTGCAAGGCCATTTCGAAAGGCACAATTAAGCTGGCTGTCAGCGGTGCCGTCATCACGGACGTTGGACAGCCGGTGTACGCGACGGATGACGACACGTTTGTGTTTCTGCCGACCGGCGGCACGTTCATCGGCAATGTCATCAGGTTCGTTTCGTCAGGGTACGTCGAGGTCGAGTACGATGCCTTCGGCCTGAAAGACCCGTATGCGGGGCGTGTGTACGAGACGCTTTCAGCGGCAACCAAGACCCTCGATCTCGAAGACACAGGCAAGACATTTTTTGTGACGGTAACGAGTGTCATTACGCTTGCAGCGACCGCCGTGTTTCAGGACGTCATGCTGGTCAACATGGGGCCATTTGGAACCGTCCAGATCAGCGCAGACCCGGTTGCAGCGGATAAGTTCGTTGGCCCCGACCTGACCGGCGTTGATAACAAGGACTATATCAACACCCTTGCAACAGCCCGGCGCGGAGACTTTATCGCGTTTAAAAACGGTCATACTGACGGCCCAATCATCTACGCCAAGAAAGGGACATGGGCTGCCGAGCCGTAACCAAGAAGTAGCTTTGCACAAAACACAACAAGGAGGACGAATAAAATGGGTGCAGGAACATTATCAAGCCGAGCAATTATCGGCACGTTTTATAACAAGCTCAACGCATTGAGCGGCATGGAATGGATTGCAGCAACTTCGATGCAGTTCGACTCGAATCAGGAATCCGAGACATACAAGTGGCTCGGAATGGCGGCGTCAATGCGGGAATGGGTTGGCGGCAGAAATGCCAAGGGGTTCCGCGAGAACGGGATCACCATTATCAACAAGAAGTTTGAAGCAACCCTCGAAGTGCTGGTCGATGAAATCAGGCGCGACAAGACCGGGCAGGTCATGCTGCGGGTAGCAGAGCTTGCACAGAGGGCCAATTCGCATTGGGCATCCCTGTTGTCCACGCTCATTATCGCAGGTGAGTCGGCACTGTGCTACGACGGCCAGTATTTCTTCGACACCGACCATTCCGAGGGCGACAGCGGAACGCAGGATAACGACCTAACCGGCGCAGCCGCAACAGGGACGCAGCCGACAGCCGCCGAAATGGAAACGGCGGTCATGGCGTGCGTGGCGGCCCTTCTTGGCTTCAAGGACGATCAAGGGGAGCCGATGAATGAGGGCGCAAGCAATTTCCTCATTATGGTTCCGACCGTTTATCTTGGTCCGGCGGCAGCGGTTCTGAACAACCCGTTTATCGCATCGGGGCAGAGCAACATCGTCAAGAACATTCAGGGCTTCAATTTTTCGCTGGCTGTCAATCCGAGACTGACATCAGCGGCGAAGTTCTACGTGTTCAGGACGGACGGAGAAACAAAGCCGTTTATCCGGCAGGAGGAGGAGAAACTGTCGGTGTCCGCCATTGCCGAAGGGTCCGAACTTGAGTTCAATGAAGACAAGCATCATTACGGAATCAAGGCCATCCGCAACGTCGGGTATGGGTATTGGCAGCACGCGTGCCTCTACACGTTCACCTAAAATTTAGCGGTTTTACTTTTGCAGTCCGTCCGTGGCTTTTGCTGCGGGCGGGCTGACAAAGTAAGAAAGGGAAATATATGAAGACATACACCGTGATTGCCCCTGTTAGATTAAGCACCGGCCTTATCCAGCTTACAGACGAACAGGCCGCAGCTCGAAGTCATGCGCTTCAAAAGACGCCAGCGCCTGGGTTTTACTCCATCGAGAAAACAATCGAGCTTAAGGTAGGTGAGCGGTTTGCCTATAATGGAGTCATCCCAAAAAGCATGGCTGAAGCTATGGTCGTTGATGAAGCCAATACCGTCGCACCCCTGCAATCAAAAGAAAAGGCGCAACGCGCAAGAAAGGGAAAGGCAGAAAAGACCAATCAGGAGGGCTGATCCATGCCGGATATGCAGTGGACATACAATCTAATTCTATGCGGGGTTGCGTTTCCCGCGATTGGCCTGACATTGAATCGCCTCGTAAAGCAGTTGGACAAACAGGGCGACCAGATCGCGGCTTTTACTATTGACGCTGAAAAGCGACAAGATGCGCTCCGTGTTTTACTGGCAGACAAAGTGGATAAAGACGATATACGAGACATCTGTGAACGAAACGACCGAGAACATGATGACATTAAAAAGCGTGTCAATGCCCATTCGCATAATGGCGAAGGCCGCGTTGTGCTGCGGGGCTGAACAGGAGGAAATAATGAAAAAGCTAATGATTGCCGTTGTATTGATGATTGCGTTTAACGTATCAGGATGTATGATGAAAAACCAGCTCGATGCTGAAGTCGCGTATTATCGGGCGCAGGTTGCAATCAAGCAAGTTCAGCAGCAGCCGTTGTTTAGGATAACGCCCGCAAAGATCGGTGAGCCGATCACGCTTGGAAATGTCGGTATGATGGAAATTTATGGGCAGCAGCATCAGACGCCCATCCCGCAGTACGTCCATTCTGATTTCGGCGTTAAAACTGGCATCGGGGCAGCTCAGGCAGCAATCTGGCCGATTGCTGGTGCTGTCATGGTTGGGAAGGCTCTTGATGCCGCGAAGGGGAACAATACATCGTATAGCCAGACCGTCACAGGCGAGAACAATACGGGCAGGATCGCCGGACCGAGCAACATCAATGCGAATGTGGCGGGAAACAACAACACGCTTGGCGGCGCGGTTGAGCAGCAAATCCCGACGACGACCACTACCACGACAAACACGACGACCACTACAACGCCGACGACCACAACCACAGGCACGACGACAACAGGCAACGTGAACCTGACGCCATAGGGTGAGTCATGAACGGAGAATCATTAAGAGCCATGCTTCAGCGGCATGAAGGGTATCGCAAGACGGCTTATAAATGCCCGGCAGGACACCTGACAATCGGCATAGGCCATAACATTGATGCCAATCCCTTGCCTGAAAACATACAGAAGCATCTTGGTTTATACGGCTACATTACGGACAGGATGATAGAGCGGTTGTTTCAGGGTGACATTGAGACGGCCACAGAAGCGTGCAAGCGTCTGTACCCGGAACTATACTCCTTCAGTGTTGATAGGCGTAACGCGCTGATTGACTTTGTGTTCAACGTCGGAGAAGCGACGGCACGGGAGTTCGTAAATACGAACAAGGCCATAAACGATGAACGCTGGCAGGACGCGGCCAATGGAATCAGGAAGTCGGCATATTACAGGCAGGTAGGAAAACGCGGCGAGGAGATAGCCAGAATGATTGAAGGTGACGAAGCGGATGATAAAGTGGTCGCCAATGACGACCCGTATCCGCTTGAAAACGTGGGTGCAATATGATCTGGACATTACTGTGGCAATACAAAGCATGGGTTCTGGCCGCTGTGATCGCTATCGCAGCCATTGCATACATATCCTATATCAAGATTGACCATAATATCATGAAGGCAAAAGTCATAGATCAAAAAAGCAAGATCGAAGTCTTGGAGCATAACAACAGAATGCTCGAACGCAACGCCGTAGCGGTGAAGGCTCAAGACAAAAAACTGCAAGTTATCCAGCAGACCAGCGCGAAGGTGCAGCGGATGCTTGCAAAGCTACCGGACGCGAGTATGGAGGTGCTGAAAAAAGATGAAGCAATTACGATTGTTAATGATTGTCTTGTTGCTTATGGCAATACCGGCGTGTTGCCCGACGGCTGTGATGCCGTCAAAGCCTATCTGCCTGACGCCAAGCCCCCCGCAGAGGCTATTGGGAGGCCAGAACCTACCCGCTAATTATGCGGCAGAGATAACGTATGCCAAGCAACTTGAGGCGACGGTGAAGTGTTATGAAGAATCCTATAAAAGCGAAGACGAATGACGAACGCAGGACGACGGATCGGCGCAAGCACAACACGCTTGTGCAGTTCATCATTGATATGCACGGAG